TTTACGCCTCTGAGCCGCCTTGGTCTGCCATATTCACATCCTAATTAAGTAATGGAAGGCCGAGCCATTCCCGGCCTTCCTACTATTTATCTTAGCTGGTTGTGCCTGATTCCCAGTACTGATACGCCCATGTGCATGTAAATCTTTCAATGTTGTCGTTATCTCCGTATGAGACTCCGATTTCTGAAAGATCCTGTGGATATGCACCACGGAATGTATAGGTCTTCAATACTGTACCGTCACGATCGAGCTGTTCAACTTTCAGATCTGCTTCGTATGCAATTGGCGTATTCAGACCGGTATTTGCAGAGTGTGCATTGATACCGTTCATCCAACGCTCGATTGCGTTACGAATTGCAAAGTCTGTATCGTTGATGATCGTTGTTGTCCATTCAGCAAATGTGCGATCACCAGCCATTTTTAACTGACGACCTCTGAATGGCATAATAATCTGACCCATTGTAGAACCAGGTAATACTGCCGCTTCAACCAAGAACGATGTAAGTTCGGCGTCGCCGTTAGCGAAGCCTGGATAGTTGATCGTTACTTGGAAGAGATTGGGGCGTGCACCACCACCTCTTAACTTTGACTTAAAATCATCTACTCCTAATATAGCCATTTCTTACCTCCTTACACCGTGCCTACGACTTCTTCGAAGTCAACACCGGTACGAACAGCTACGAAGTTCAGAGTAACGTAATTGATTGAACGAGCTGGCTTAATAAAGATATTAGCGATAAACTCGTTACGATCTACTACAGCACCGGTGTTATTTGTTTCGTCACAAACAACCCGGAAGTCTGTAATACCACGACGACCCTTGACTTCACGAAGTACTGGTTCTACGATATTGACAAATTCTGCCCGAGTAAACTCATCGTTAAACTCGAACATCACCTGTTCTGCAGCTCTACCAATCGCTCTTTCAAGCAGAAGGAACAGACGACGTACGTTAATACGATCGAATGCAGACGGACGACCAAGCTTCGTTTTATCACCGAAGAGGAGTACGCCTTGTCCTGCAATGTTAGCAATTGGGTTCACGCCGGCTTTGTACAGTGTATCACGCTGAGCTTTCGTTGGAGAATACTCGATTGCAGTAATACCTAAGTACTGACCGCGACGAGAACCTGCAGGCGAGAACCATGCGGCTCTATTCAGGTCTGTTGCAGCCATAATACCGGCTGTTGATGATGCAGCAGGGATCTTAATGTACTGATCATTAAACTTATCATAGACTTTCAGGAACTGATTGTCCGCTACAAGATATGATGAGTTTGTAAATGTATCTGCAGTTGCGACAACGTTTGTTGTCATGGTTGCAGCGTTTGTCAGATTCACAACATCTGTACGTGCAGGTGATGCAGCAACTACGCAATCCTTACGAAGTGATTGTGCTGTTGTGATCAAGTCATTTACAACTGTTGTTTGATCTGTGCGAGAGTTCATTGAAGGTGCAATCAAGAAATCGATTTCGACCTGATCTTTATCTTCAAACAGGTCATAACCTGACAAGAACTCTGTTGTTGTAAGTGCGTTTGAGTTCACACCTTTTGAGAAGTTGTGATCTGTTGCAACAGCCAGTTTTGCTGGATTATGTCCTGTTGCAAAGTTATCACCACTATCGACTACACCATTGCCACGAGCAACTCTGTAATCTGAATCAAAGTCTACAAACCATACGTACTCAGAACGCTCGTTAATGATGTTCTTAATAAAGTTTGTAGTACCGTCAGCGTTCTTAGCATCTGTTGCAACAGATACAAACGGATAGCGCTCAAGGATTGTACCTTTAGTTCCTGTAAACTTACCGTTTAGATCTACAACTACAACGTGACATTCGTCATTTGAAGCTGCACGATCTGATGCATAGTCAGATGTTGCTGGTGCTGCATCGAATTCGCTCTTGTAGGACCATGCGTTAAACGCTGTAGTTGATGGACCACAAACTGAAACACGAAGCGAGTTACCGAGTTCGCCTGGATATTTACCAATGTAGGTGTGTGAATTTGAATCAAGAGCACCAAACTGATTATCGAAGTCTACCTGATTCTTAACTGTCTGTACTGTCTTAGAGCCAGCAGAGTCAGCAGTAGCCTGTCCGATATTCGAATGTGCGTTCTTGGCGTGAGAAGTAACCTCACGAACTACTTGTAGATTTCCTGAATATTTCAGGAAGTAATTGGCTGAGTGCCAATCAATTGTGTTGTCAGAATCTGGAGAAGCAAAAGTGTCGACAAGAGTTGCCTCGTTGTCTATCAATACTCTCTGCTCAGCTGGACCCCAACGGAAATTTCCGACAATTGCGCCTGTAGTTGACTGCACGTTTGGAACGCCACCAGTCAGATCTATCTCTTTGACGACAACAGCCGGCGATTGCGACGGTGTTGAAAGTGCCATTTATCTTTCCTCTATAAAAATTATAAGTTCCATAATACGATTAGTCAACTTATCATTATTTATAATTTTGTTACTTTACAATATCGGATCTTCCGGATCGTAAATAAATCTCTGAGTCTCTTCTCTTACTTTCCATGGATCTTCTATATTTTCAATCTGTTCTGAATAGTCTTTACCATCATCAATAAATCCAAACGGCACGACATCATCTTCGATCTCTCTCATTCTCTGTTTAAACAGCATATCTTTAAGATTAATATCTGTCATGTCCGCAAAGTACTGAGTCGATACGAAATAGCCAAACATCACAAGATTCATCATGAGATCATCGTGGTTACCGTCACTTGCCTCGTATGACTGACCTCGAGCTTCGAATGTCGAGATCTCGAGTATTGTCTGTTCGTCAACAATATTAAGTTTATTATTTTCGAGAATGTCTTTAATGGCAGAACAGCCGAGGCGTTTTGTCTTTCGATTAATCTCGATACCGAGTGCATTCGCTTTGACAGCAGACTCGACATGCATGTTCTCATATTCCAGATCGTGATATAATCCATTACAAACCACGGAACCCTGATCATTTGATTCAATTACTACATATGCGTCATTGTAGACTTTCGCGTACTTATATATAACATTAGGGAAGAGTATTGGAGAGATAGTGTTGTTGCGATATACAGCCACCTGCTCAAAAGGTCTTGTGCTAATATCGAGTAAATTAAATGTAGAGTAGTCCTGTCCTCTTCCCTTGCTTACATCAACAGTCATGACATACTCATGACCTTTTTCTGGTTCTTTATAAATCTTAAGCAGACCTCCTTCGAGAAGTCTTTCGTATGGTTTTGCTCTAAGACTTAAAAGACAATCTGCAGATATGAGAGTATCGCCGGTACCAAAGAATGTATTACCAAATTCCTGATCAAATTGTAATTGACTGGTGTTCGCGATCGTTTGCTCTTTCCAAGTCTCATCACGACCAGGTACATCCCACCAATCTACTCTAAACGGTTTAAACTGGTTTATTCCTTGGACAGCTCCTTCCCAAACTTTGTGAAACTGGTTGCCAATTCCGTTAGCAGTCGAAGTAACGATGATCTTAGTGTCTTTACCTGATGATACAACTGGATATGTTGAGGTATAAAATTCAGAAGCCCGCTCAACAAAAGCGAACTCATCAAGGTAAAGAAGATTAACTGACATGCCACGAATGCTACTACCGGAAGTAGCAGCAGCGATAATCCTGGAATTATTACTGAACTCCAAAGAACCCTTATTGAGTGCTTTGGATCCAGGCTGAAGAAAGAACGGAATGTTTTCCAGCATGAGCGTAATTCTCGCGAGCATCTCGCGTGCAGTCGCGCCCTTGTTCGCCAGGATGGCCACAGTCTTCTCGGAATTAAAGAGAACGAACCATAAGAGGTAGGCACAGGCCGATATTGACTTGCCAGATTGACGACATGCGAGAACGACATTGAATCGATTCTCCTGAAAATGGTTGAACATTTCTTCTTGATAAGGGTATAGATCAAAATGCACTAATCCTTTATCGAGTGCAATCACCTTGATATAATTTCGAGCGAAGTATATGGGATCGTCCATACACTTCTTATATTCCTTTAAGAGATCAGGTGTCCAAGCCTGTTGTACACCATCTCTCTTGACATTAGGATTTCCCAGATACGACTGGTTCTGGTTCAACATCGACTATATCTTCACTTTCACGAAGCATCTTTTGTATATCTGCGGTCGAACCCATAAAGTAATTGTTTTGGGTATTATTTTCGACCTGTTTCACTTCATCAGACTTATTTATGTCTTTCTGCTTCTTATTCAGATCCATCAACCGGTCGTTGACATCTGATACATTCTTAATCATTGTTGCTAGGACTTCATAGGCTCTCGGATGCTCTGATTCTCGAGCGACCTCGATCATATTTTCAAGAGCATCCTTGCCTTTTTCTATTAACTCATAATATGTTTCACGAGAGTAATCGTAATCATTACTTACATTATCTTTATCATTGCTCATTTTTAGTGCCGCCTAAATACGTGTCCTCTTCCACTCGTAGGTGGTGAGTATGTTACATCAGTACCAGTTTTTACCGAGAGATCGATATCCATATATCTGTACGTACTATCGTATGCTCCACCAATTGTAGGTTGCAGAGCATTCAGTTCCCATCTTGGTGTAATATAGATATGGTATGGATCTTATGTCGGTT